TGCTAGCAGCGTAATGCTGGTAGTGGAGGGTTTCTCCTTCATCTTACCTGAAGAGGTAATCGTGACTTCTCGGCATTCTGACTACAAAGATCGCTTTCTGACCGCAGGCAAGCTGGTTACTAGCTGGGGTGGCGACAACTCCCTTACGACCGGGCAAGACTTTCAATATAGCGATGCCTTTAATGGCACCACCTTATTTGATTGGCGAGTCCGAATCGCTCGTGGAGAAGACGCTACTACTCCGGCTAATGCCAGCCGCCGCCGTATCCTTTCTGGATCCGGTAGCGCTCATATGCGTATTTATAGTCAGGCTAATCCGAACATCTGGTCCGAGGATACGTGTACTGGTAACCTATTAAGGAACCAGATCCCGTCCCCCGGAGCTGCAGAGACCGGTTTTAGCTATGCTGATAGTCCCGATGCACAGGCGAGGCTGTCGTTTCTCCAAAAGTATCGCGCTAAGCGTACCGAGTTTCAAGGCGGTACGTTTTTGGGTGAGCTTAAAGAGACGATAGATCTGATCAAGCATCCCGCGAAGGCCTTTCGAGAAGGGTTAGACTCGTACTATAGGGCCGCAAAGAAGCGGTACCATGGTAGCAAGCCTAAAAGCCGTAAGAAGGTTCTTAGTGAGACTTGGCTGGAGTATTCGTACGGTTGGGTTCCCTTAGTCAATGATATCTCCGACGCCATGAAGGCTCTGAAGTCTAGGCCCGATGCCATCTGGGATGTCATCGAAGCTGACGCTTCTTATCCTTTCTATGGTGCCGATGAGATACGCATTGCTGGGTCCCCCACATCGAGCTGGAATGCTTGGCGTATCCACGTCAAGTATGAAAGCACGGTGTATGTACGTTACAAAGGCTCTGTTGCTATGTCGGTTCCGGTCCCATCCTTTAGCGAGAAGTTCGGATTTACATTTTCGAACTTCGTACCTACTGTATGGAACCTTATCCCGTATAGCTTCTTGGTCGATTATTTCACCAATATTGGTGATATAATTGACGGGATGAGCCTGGGTACTGTCACTCTGGGTTGGGGCGTCAAGACTACTCGATCTGTCGCTAAGGCGAAAGCCGGCGGCCTCGAGTTTGTTAAGACGGCTGACTCAGATGTCAAATACTCGGACTTTTCTGTCACATCGCCTGATTGGGTCATCACTGAGACGGCTTGGACACGCTCGCACCTTGATTCATTGGGCACCGGTTTAACCGATTTCCAACTTCAAGTACCCGGTATTTCTTCCACTAAGTGGTTGAATATCGGGGCGCTGGCGCGCATCAAGTCGATCTTTTGATGGCGTTCTTCCACCTCCGTACCCTAAAAGGGTCGTTATGACAATTTCTGTCTCTTCTCCGGTAACTGGCACAGCCCAGACCGGTCTCACCAGTCCCACCTATACGGTGGTATCTGATGTGCCTCCCAATGCATATTCGAAGCAGTACGCGGTTACCGCCCTTGGCGGGACGCAGACTGGTGTCGATGTGCATGGCGCGTCGAAGCCTTTCACGCTTACCTTCGCTCGGCCGCCGCAGATTCGTTCTGCGCCGATACCGAACCCAGGTAATAACGTGATTGGTAACTCGCCGCGGAATGTTTACTCCGTTCTGGTTCGGAAGGGGGTTGTTCCCGTTTCCGGCCAGACTCCACAAGTGATGACTCTCCGCTGCGACCTCTCGGTCGTTGCGGGTTCTGACCTTGTGGAACCGGAGGACATTCGTGCAGCTCTGAGTCTCCTTATTGGAGCTCTCAGCCAGCAGTCTGCTGGGCTCGGCGACACACTCGTTACGAACCTTCTGTGAGGAAGGCTCTAGCAGCGATTAACTCTCGCTGCATCCAGGTGTGCTTCAAGCTTAATTTGGTTCTGAATCGGCTTACAGTCTACTTTGCGATGAAAGTCGCTAAGTATAAGTAGGTCGTTTTTCATTACCTGCTTGGAGTTGCTGAGTTGCTGTACCGGAGGTGCTTATGGACGTATCGTCCTCTGCTCTTTTCGGATACTTGTTAGATGACCTCTATGGCCCTGATCGTGGATCTATGGAGTCCTATCTTAGGTCTTCAGATGTCTCCGATTTTTGGCCTGGTGCTTCCGTCCCTGACGTCTGTCGTCTGCGTTTGGTGCGATCATTCCTGAAGAAATTTCAGGATGAGATAGCGGCCGACGCCGATGATAGATGTCTTGAGAAGTTCCACGCCGCGAATCTGCGGTGTCAGAACTGGCGGTTGAATGCCAATACTGCTTTAGATGAAGAGCTTATCGGGAACCTGAAGCAGGAACTCGATATGTTCTTTCATCCTGGCGGCGAGCCCCTGATCTCTTCTCTCTTCGACATTTCTGCCGTTGGGAGGATGGGACCAGGTGCAAGCCTTGGTGCGAACGGGGAGGACTTCTATACGAAGCTCTTCGCGTCCAAATTATCGGCAACGTCACCTGAGGTGTACAAATTGTACATCGAGTATATCTGTTGGTTTCCCGATTGGCGAGACGCCGAGTTAAATCGGCTTATCTCGTTCGGGTTGCCTAGGTATACTTCAAGTAGTTCCCTTTCATTCGTGCGAAAAACACGCGATATAAGTCGTTCCATCTGCACTGAGCCTTCGCTGAATATGTTCTTTCAGCTTGGGCTCGGCCAGATTATAACTGACCGTCTTAATCAGTACTTTGGTATTGACCTAAGCGTTCAGCCGACCAGGAACCAGAATCTCGCGCGTATCGGGAGCTTAGATGGAAGTAATTCCACCCTTGATCTCGAATCCGCCTCTGATTCCATGTCCCTTGGTGTTGTGTCTGAATTTCTGCCGGGGTGGGTCACTGACCTACTCATGCAGTTTCGGACTCCTAATACCCGGGTTCGTGGCCAAGAGATTCCGCTTTACATGGTTTCTACTATGGGAAATGGATTTACATTTCCTTTACAGACTGCCATGTTTGCGTGTATCGTTCGTGCAGCGGCTTCTTCACTGTCTGTGAAAACAGGCCGTGCTGATGCTGACTCCGCGTCCTGGGGTGTCTTCGGGGACGACATCATCTGTCCGTCAGCAATGACTGACAGAGTGGTACGTCTCTTAGACATTCTTGGATTTCGGGTTAACCTGCAGAAGTCCTATAAAATAGGACCGTTTCGCGAAAGTTGTGGTGCCGATTTCTATACCGGCTTTAATGTTCGTGGGGTTTATCTTAAATCCCTCGAAACGCAACAATCGCGATATGTGGCCATTAATCTTCTGAATGAGTGGTCAGCGCGTACAGGTATCTTCCTGCCGCGTACTGTCGGATATCTTTGTGATTCCGTTCGGGTTTTGGCAATACCCGCGTGGGAGAACATTGATTCCGGTATACGAATGCCGATTGATCTTATCAGGGGTCAAGGTTTCTATCAGTCTAAGAAGCAGCGGTATTACTACCGCTGTTATTATCCTGTTAGGACCACCCTTGATGTCGATCAATTTGCAAACGTCCTGCCGTCTCGTAGCAACCGTAAGGCTGTGAAGAGACGTGTGTCCAACCCGGAAGGGTTGGTCACCTCGTTCATTAGCGGTCACATTAGAAATATGCAGATTGATTTGCCCCTTAAACAGGGTGAGTCAGTAGCATATCGCACGAGAGTGAAGGTTTCCCCGTTTTGGGGACCTTCGCTCGAACAGATCAGGTTCGCACCTGACCTGTGTTTTTGGCAGCGG